GTACTCCCAGCCCACGGCGGATTATGAGCGCGGCATCCTCGACGGTAGAATGATTCACAATGGGCACCCCGTATTGACCTGGCAGATGGGACATGTGAAGGTGCGCACGGACAGCAACCAGAACAAGCGGCCGGTGAAGCAGAAGTCCGGGGATCATAAGAGCATAGACGGCGTGGTGGCGGCGGTGATGGCGGCGGCGCGGGCGAGGCTGGCCCCGAGGGCGGTGAGTTTCAGTGTCGAGGTATGGTGAGATGACCGTGGCCGAACTGATCGAACGTCTGAAGGCGCTCCCGCAGGACGCCACGGTGGTCGTGCCGGGGATTCTTTCCTGCGAGGAAGGCTATTCCGAGGCCCGTGTGGCCGAATTGCGTCCGCTCTATCAGGACGACGATGATCCGACCTATTACATGCGGTCGTCACGTCTTTATGCTCAACCCCTGCTCGGCCGGCGTGTGGTTGTTGTCATCGAGCACGAGAAGGAATAACCCGGAGACGTGGCAAATGAACAGCGCCTTCGGCTCGTCGATCATCGTCCACCCCGGCACCCCGGCCCTCGAATCCCGCGTCAGCGTCATCGACCAGCCGGGGGCCGTCAGCGGTTATCGCGGCGACCTCGATCTAGCTTACTGGTCATTGGGGGCGGGGCCGGAATACCGCGAGGACCGCGTTGACCACGAGACGGCGCTGACGTATTCCGCCGTGTGGGCCTGCGTCAGGGTGATTAGCGAATCACTGGCCGGGCCGAATTGGGAGGTGTTCGAGCGCAGCAAGAAGGGCCGCGAAAAACTGCCCCTCGAAGACGATATCGCGTGGATGTTGGGGATGCAACCGAACTACGAGATGAACGGCTTCGAGTGGCGGCAAGTCATGCTCAAGTGGGCGCTGACCTGGGGCAACGGCTACAGCGAAATCGAGCGCACGGGCGGCGGCAAGCCGGCGTATCTGTGGCCGATCCACCCGAGCAGAGTTACCCCGATCCGCGACAAGGCAAAGCGTTTATGGTACGAGGTCCGCAACGGGCCGGGCACCGACCCGGATTACATCGACCCGGTCAACATGTTCCACCTGAAGGGCATGGGCCCGGACGGGCTGGTAGGCTATTCGGTCGTCGAGATGGCGCGGCGGACTATCAAGTTGGGTCTGCAACAGGAGAAGTTCGGTAGCGATTTCTTCGGCCGGGGCATCATGCCCGGCGGCATGGTCACCATTCCCGGCAAAATGAATGACCAGCAGCGCCGCGAGTTCCGCCGCAGTTTCGAGGACGTGTACAGCGGGACCAGGAATCAGCACCGCATCGTCGTCCTCTCCGACGGCGTGACGTTCGACCCGTCCACCATTCCCAACGACGACGCGCAGTTTCTGGAAAGCCGACAGTTTCAGGTCAACGAGGTGGCGCGCTGGTACAGGGTGCCTCCGCACAAGATAGCTGACCTGACCCGTAGCACGTTCTCTAACATCGAGGATCAGAATAGGGAGTTCGCCTCGGACTGCCTCACGCCGTGGAGCGGCAGGCTGGAGGCGGAGGCCAACGTCAAACTCTACGGCCGCACCAACCGAGGTAAGCGATTCACACTGATTGACATGGAGGGCTTACAAAGGGGCAACGCCCAGCAGCAAACCGATAACGTGACGCGGCGGGTCGCGGGCGGGCTGTGGACGGTCAACGAGGGCCGGGATTACCTCGATATGAACCCCGTCGAAGGCGGCGATGAACTGCTCGTACAGGGGGCGATGACGACGCTGGATCGCGTGGTCAACCCCCCCGAGCCTCCCGCCGCGCCGCCCGGCCCGCCTGAACCCCCCGGGCCGCCTGAACCCGGCGAGCCGATGCCGCCGGGCAAGAGGAAGATGCCGATGCCTTCCGACGCGGCGAAGCGGGTGTTCGGCTCGCTGCTGGAGGAGGCCTATTCCCGACTCTGCCGCGTCGATGCCGACACGGCAAAGCGGGCGGCCAACAAGGGCGGTGACCGTCTCGCGCGGCACATCCCCGAGTATTACGATGACGAAGGTGTCGAGCGTGTTCAGGCGGCGCTCTCCACGGCATTCAGGGCGGCAGTTTTGGGACTGGGCAGGGGCGGCGAGGCGGAAGGTTGGGCGCGGGCGGGATGGGCCGCAAGACGACACGTCGAACGCTGCCGGGATGATCTAAATCGTCACGGCATCCGCGCGCTGGCCGCCTGGGAGGCGCGGCCGGCGGAAGTCGCCGCCGCCGAACTGGACCGCCTCTTTGCCTACAGCGAGGATCAGGAACGCGACGAAGCCGGCCGCTTCGGCTCGGGAAGCGGCGGCGATCATCAAGACCAACACGACGCGGAAGACGAGGCCGTGCAAAGTTCGCGCGACAAGGAGGATGAGCAACGCCTGGGGGAACGCGAGAAGGAGGACGCCAAGGCGGACTCCAAGCGGGACGAGGAAGATAAGGCGGCCGAGCGGGAGACCCAGAAGGCCGAAGCCGATCGCGGGCGCGAGGACGCCGCTCGCGACAAGGAAGACGAGGTGACGCAAAGCCAACGCGATGCCGAGGACAAGGCGGTCGAGGTGAAACGCGAAACCGAGGACGGGGCAACTGCCGAAGCGGAGAAGGTCGTTGAAGCCGATCGGCAGAAGGCCGACGACGCGCGCGACGCCAAACGTGAGGCCGAAGACAAGGACGTTGAGGACCGCGCTGAGCGCGAGGAGATCACGGACGCCGAGCGCATCAAGGAGCACGCCGCCAACGACAAGGCCAGGGAGCGAGAGGACAGGGCCACCGACAAGGAGAGGGAGAAGCAGGACGCCGCCCGCGAGCGCGAACAGGAGCGCACCGACAAGGCCCGCGAGAAGGAGGACGCGGCGCGCGAGGCGAAGCGTGAGCGCGAGGACGCGGCCCGGGAAGCCGAGCAGGCGAAGATCGACGAGAGGCGTGCCGCCGAGGACGCCCGGCGCGAGGAGCACGAGGCGGCCGTCCAGAAGCAACGCGACGAGGAGGACGCGGCGAAGGAGCGGCAGCGCGAGCGCGAGGATGCGGCCGTCCAGAAGCAACGCGAGGGAGAGGACCGCCACCGCGACGCGACGAGGAAAGAGCAGGGGGCGAAGGCAAGAGTCCGTGCCTACAGCGAGGATCAGGAGCGCGACGAGAGCGGCCGTTTCGGCTCCGGCGGCGGGGGCGGCGACACGAAGAAAGACCCCGGCGACCGGCCCGCCCGCCCCGAAAAAGGCTTCAGGAACGACAAGGCGATAGCCGACCACGCCGCGAAAATGGTGGCCGCCCACGAGGCCGACCCGCGCATCAAAGAACTTCAAGCCGCGCACGACGAATGGAAGGGCAAGGCTGCCGCCGCGGCGGAGAGGTCCGCCGTCGCTGACGACCCGAAAGAGTCCGACGCGGCGTTCAAGGAGCAGTTAGAAGCGTTGGGGAAAATGCGGGAAGCCAAGGAGGCGTTGCAGCACGAGGTTCGGCGCTCCTTTCTGTCGAGTTTCGGCGTGCCACGCGGACAGCAGGGCAAGGTTACGATGGCCGGGGACAGGTCGCAAGAAAACGCCGGCCCTCGGGGCGAGGCTTTCGGCAAGGCCAAGGAGTTCGTAGAGTCCGTGTCCACGAAAGGAGCGATGGGGGATCGAGCCGTGTACCTCGACCACGCCAACGACGGCCGCGCTAATTACCAACTCGGCACGATCCGCCTGGCGAAGGGCGACACGCCGGAGATCGCCGCCCACGAATTCGGCCACCACCTCGAAGAAAAGGCCGACGTGCGCGAGCGCGTCCAGGCGTTCGCCCGGGAGCGTTTTGGCAGCGAGAAGGCGGTGGATCTGGCGGCGCAAGTGCCGTTTGGCGGCTACAGGGCCGGCGAGGAATTTGGGCGCAAGGACGACATGGAAAAACTGTTCGGCAACACGAACGAAGCCTACTATTCCGGCAAGCAATACCCCGGCGGGCGGAGCGAACTTCTCTCGATGGGGTTGCAACAACTGTACCGTGACCCCGTCCATTTCGCGAAGGCCGATCCGTCCTACTTCAGCATGGTGATGGGGACGCTCCAGGGCGGCGGCAAGGGGGGCAAGAAATGACGCCCGGCAAACTGCGGAAGGCTTTCGGCAAGGACGTGCGCGAGGCCACGGTCGGCCCCGACGGTTGGGAATCAAACGACCGGCCCTTCGCCGCTTACCTCGATTCCGCCTACCCCGTCGGCGGCACGGCGGCAGGCGTCGGTTGGGTGCAAGCCTTCTGGGCGGCCGTCGACGGCCTGGGGGCTGAGGCTGTCGTTGAGCCAATACCCGATGCGTCGCCGCCCGGGACCATCCATTGAAGGAGAAGCGATGAAACAGGCAACCATCCGCATGGCCGGCAGCGACGTGGCCGAGATTCTGGTGTACGACCAGATCGGCAAGGACTTCTTCAGCGACGGCATCGACGCCAAGGAATTCCGCCGTCAAATCAAGGCTGTGAAGGCGAAGACGATCAACTTGCGAATCAACTCCCCGGGAGGCTCCGTCACCGACGCGGCGGCGATGGCGGCGGCGCTGGACGACCATCCGGCGCGCATCGAGGTGGACGTGGACGGCATTGCCGCTTCCGCCGCGTCCGTGCTGGCGGTGGTCGGCGACGTGGTCCGCATGTCGGCGTCGGGGCTGATGATGATTCACAACCCGTATGCCATGACGGCTGGCGGCTCCGACGAGATGCGGCGCATGGCTGACCTGCTCGACAGCGTCAAGGGCCAGATCCTCGACCGCTACGAACGCAAAGCCGGGAAGATCACGCCGCGCGACAAGCTCGCCCAGATGATGGCCGACGAGACGTGGTTCACGGGGGAAGAAGCCGTCGCCGCCGGCCTGGCCGACGAGGTCACGGCGGCGCGGCAGGTGGCGGCTTGCGTCTCAGCCGAGGCGCTGGCGAAGATGGGATACCGACGGGTTCCGGCGGAGAAGTTGCAAGCCTGGGGCGAGCAGCAGAGGGCCGAGCACGAGAAGCGGCGGGCCGTGGCGGCGCGGCTATAGCGCTTGCATCAACTTGACGCATCGCATAGACTGATGGCATTAAAGACCTCGGCGGGTTCCGTCGGCTCCCGCCTCGCAGGCAAATCAAAGCAATCAATCAAGTCGGCCACCCCTCGTTGATCGGTGGAACCTGACAGGGTTCCAACCATCACGAGGGCACCGTGGGCAAACTGGTCGAACTCCAGAACATGCGGGGTCACAAGGCGACCTCCGCGAAGGAATTGATCGAGGCCGCCGACAAGGCCAACCGCCCGATGGACGCGGGCGAGACCGCGATTTTTGATCGGTTGGAAACCGAAATCGCGACCATCGACGCGCAGATCACGGCCGAGCAGGAGCACGCGGCACGTGCGGCGCGGCTCGCCGCGATTCAAGATCGCATCGAGCGGCCCGCCGGGCGCATCACCACGCCCGACCAGCCGGGCATCGTCCAGGCCGCGACGCCGAAGTTGCCGGCCACCTACTACACGCGCGTGCGGCCCATGAAAGCATTCACTGGCCCCAACGCCAACGAGCGCGCTTACAGGGCTGGGATGTGGTGCCTGGCCAATCTGTACGGCAATGAGAAGGCGGCGAACTACTGCCTGACCCACGGCGTCGGTGGCAGCATTCGCGCCGCGATGGGCGAGAATAGCAACGCGGCCGGCGGCTTCCTCGTGCCGGAGGAATTCTCCGACACGGTGATCGTGTTGCGTGAGCAGTACGGCATTTTCCGCCAGAACTGCTATGTGCAACCCATGTCTCGTGACACGATGGTCGTGCCCCGCCGCCTGACGGGCGTGACGATCGCCGCAGTCGGCGAAAATCCGGCTTCCGCCATCAGCCAGAGCAACCCGACGTGGAATCAGGTGCGCTTGACCGCCAAGAAGTGCGGGGGCCTGTCGCTCTACTCCAGCGAGGTCGCGGAAGACGCCGTGATCGACCTGGCCGATACGCTGGCGGGCGAATTCGCGTACGCCTTCGCGAAATTCGAAGACGATTGCGGGTTCATTGGCGATGGGACGAGTGCTTACCTGGGGATTCGTGGCCTCGGCAATCTGTTCACGACGACGGGCGGCGTGGGCGGCGCGCAGTTGGTCGGCGCGGTGGACGCGGCCAGCGGACACGACACGTTTGCGGAGATCGACGCTACGGACCTGGCGACCGTGATCGCCAAGCTCCCGCAGTATGCGCTTCCCGGGGCCAAGTGGTTCGTGTCGTCGGTCGGTATGGCGATGGTATTCGGCCGGCTGATGGCCGCCGCGGGGGGCAACACCATCCCGACCATCGAGGCGGGATACCGGCCGATGTACCTGGGATACCCCATCGTGATTGCACAGAGCTTGCCGACCTCGACGGGCGATCTCAGCGATCTTCCGATGCTCTACTTCGGCGATCTGAGCAAGGCGGCGACGCTGGGCGACCGGCGTGACGTGCGCGTGTTCCCATCGGAACATCGTTATATGGACACCGACCAGATCGGCGTCCGTGGGACTTGCAGGATTGATATCGTCGTCCACGACGTCGGCGATACGACCACCGGCAACGCCGGCCCGATCGTGGCGCTCGTCGGCGAGTGACCAGAGGTGAACCGTGAAGGTTCGATTCGTCCTGGCGTGGCAGTTCTATTCCGTCGGCGCGGTCATCGAGCCGCCCGGCGTGCTGCGGGATTGGCTGATCGGTAACGGCTACTGCAAGCCGCTCGATCAACCAATCACGCCTAAACCGGAGATCCAAAGTGAATCACCTCGAAGGGACCAAGGTAGTCCTCGTCACCCCGCCGGTCGCGAGCGTAAACAACGCCAGCGCGCTCACGGCCACGATTGACACGGCCGGCTTCGACACCTGCGCCATCTTCATCACAATCGGCGTGGCCGATGCCGCGATGACCGCGCTCAAGGTACAGGAGTCGGACTTCGCCAACATGTCGGGCGCGGCCGACGTGACCGGGCTGGTGTATGGCACCTCGGCCGACATCGCCGGGACGACCTCGGCCTTGCCGGCCAGCACGAACGACAACACCATCTTCGCGTTCGATATCGATTTGAAGGCCCGCAAGCGCTACCTGGACGTGGTCGCGACCGTTGGTGCGGCCGGCACCACGGGGGCTTTCCTCACGGCGCTGGCCCTGTTGGGCCGCGCCGAGCAGACGCCGACCACCATCGCGCAGCGCGGCGCGACCTCCATCTTGAGGGCGTGAGACAATGGCAAAGATCATCGTCAGCATCGACCATTCGCTTACCAAGGACAAGCTCGCCGCCGTCGCCAAGGAGATCGCCGACGGGCTGGGCGTGATGGAGGACGACATCCTGGTTGTCCGCTCCGGCGTCTCGGTGGCCGTCGTGGACGTGCCGGCGGCCATGCTGGAGGCGCGCAAGAAGCGTGACGCCGAGAAGGATGCGGAAGCCAAGAAGGCCGCGGAGGAAGCGGCCAAGGCGGCGGCGGAGACGCCTGCCGCGGAGGGCGAACCGCTCGCCCCCAAGGAAGTCGTTCACAAGAAGCACAAGCACGGCCACCACGAGGAGAAAGCGTAACGATGCGAGTCCTTTTGGGGATGCCACGGTATCACAGTTCGGTCAGCATCGCGGCGGCGCAGGCGTTCTATCACGCCTCGTCGCCGTCGAGCCCGCTTGAAGTCCGCGCCGTCTCGCCGGCCTCCTCGCTGCTGGCCAGTTGCTTCAACTCCTGCTGGGCGCTGGCCCGCAACGAGTGGGAGGCGGGCCGGTGCGACGCCTTCGCCATGATCCATTCGGACGTGTCCGCGCCCCTTCACTGGCTCGACGTCCTCTATCGCGAGATGGAGAAGACAGGCGTCGACCTCATCTCCTGCGTCATCCCCATCAAGGACGGGCGCGGCCTCACCTCGACCGTGGTCGATGACACGGGCGACCCGTGGCGGCGGCGACGCCTTACGATGCGGGAGGTCGCGGCCCTGCCCGAGACGTTCACCGACAAGGATGTTGGTGGACCACTTCTGCTCAATACGGGCCTCTGGCTGTGCAAGCTGGGGCCGTGGTGCCTGGAGGCGTTGTTCGAGACGAAGGATCATCTGCGGCGCGGCCCGGACGGGCTGTGGCAAGCCTGCTGCCTGCCCGAAGACTGGGGATTCAGCCTCCAGGCGAGGGCGTTGGGCCTGAAGCTCGCCGCGACAAGGTCTGTCCGCGTCGAACACTACGGCGAACAGAAGTGGAGCAACCAGGAGGTGTGGGGCTGGGACCACGACCTCCAGAATTCGCCGCAGTCGATGGCCGAGGGATGGCAGTTCCCCGAGGACGTGGAAGGCTGGCTGACGGCTGAAGAGGGAATGGCCTTGGCCGAGGCGGCACGGGGCCGCGAGGTGCTGGAGATCGGTAGTTATTGCGGGCGTAGTACGATCTGCCTGGCCCAGACCGCCACCGCCGTGCATTGCGTTGACACTTTTGATGGACGCGACACGCCGCATCCGCATCCGACGTGGGGCGACTTCCTCGCCAACGTCAACCGCTACGGGGTGGCGGGCAAGGTCGTCCCCCACCGCGGCACGGCCGCCCAGATGATCCCGCCGTTGGGGCGGCGATTCGGCATGGCCTTCATCGACGGCGCGCACGACCGAGCCAGCGTGATGAGCGACGCCCGGTTGGCCACGGCCGCTCTGGAGCCGGGCGGACTGCTGGCCTTCCACGACTACCACAGCCCGCGCGACCCGGGCGTGACGGATGCCGTCAATTCGATCCTGGCCAGTGGCGCGCGACTGGTGCGCACCGCCGGGACCGTTGCTTTGGTGCAGCCGGCTTGATTCGGGGAGGTATCGTTCGTGCCGACGTGTCCTGAGATGTACGAGCCGGTCGTGGCGGTTGCGCCGCTCCTTGAGCCGCTAACGCGGGCCGAGGCAAAATTGCATTGCCGGGTCGATCAGGACATGACGGACGAGGACAGTTTCTTCGAGGACGCTATCAAGGAGGCGCGGCAGTATTGCGAGCAGGTGTCGGGGCGGTCCTTTATTACGCGCACCCTTCGCCTGCCGCTGGACACCTTCCCGGGCTGGCGGATCCTGCTGCCGCGCGGGCCCGTCCAGTCCGTCACGTCGGTCATCTACCGCGACGTGAATGGGACGCTGACCACGATGGACGCGGCCGACTACCTGTTCGATTCGGACATCCAGCCGGCCTACTTGCAACCCAAGCCTTATAGCTTCTGGCCGTGGACGGAGTATTGGAGAGCCGGCAGCGTCAAGATCACCTACGTCGCGGGCTACGGGGCGGCGGCGACGTCCGTCCCAGGCCCCGTCAAGCGGGCCATGAAGATGCTCGTCGGCCACTGGTACGACCACAGGGAATCAATCATTAAAGGCATGGTCAGCAAGGAAGTCGAGTTCAGCGTCGGGGCACTCCTCACGTCCGTCTGGGACGGGAGGTATTGATGAGCGCCGCCGGCAAATACCGTGACCGCGTTCAGATCCAGAGCCGCACCGACCCAGCGGCCCGCGACGACCACGGCCGCCCCGTCGATGCCTGGACGACGCGGACAACGCATTGGGCCAACGTGCAGGACACGGACGCTAGCGAGCAGCAGTTCGGGGACGGGGTGTCGGAAATTCCGACGCACACGGTAACGATCCGTTACTACGCCGGGCTCAACGGGACGTATCGGCTCAAGTGGGGGACGCGCATTTTCAACATCCTCGGGGTTACCAATCCTGACGGCAAGAAGATTGATCACGTCGTCAAGTGCATCGAGGAGGTGGCCACGTCATGAGCGCCTCCCTCGAAGGATTGCCACAGGTGC